TATCAAGCATCAACTGAGTCTGGTGTAGATCCTGCTCAAAATGGTGGTTATGACGATCATGACGGAACAGGGCTACCAATTGGATTATTTCAATATAAACTTGGTACTTGGAGAAGTTGGGCAGTCCCAGGACATGCTAATATTCATTCTGCCTTAGATCAAATTATGGCAGTTTTAAATGATAGTAATTGGAGAAACGATTTCCCGCCAATCGGAGTAAAGAGAGGTTGGGTCCTTCAGGTCATAGAATGATGGCTTATGGCGGAAGAATTGATACTAACCAATTAATTGAAGTTGCTGAAAATAATAAGCCTGAATATATTCCAACTGATCCAGTTAAGCGTCCTAGAGCTTGGCAACTTATGCATGAATTAACTTCTGAATTTACTAAGCAAGATCCAGGACATCCAGCCAGTCGTGATAATAGAGATATAAAAGAATTAAATGATAAATTTGATTCGCTATTAGCGATGTTTAGTCAATTATTGGGGTTAAACAGTCAACAAATCAAAGCTATTCGAGAGAGTGGATTTGATAAGACAAAAAATATCAACAACAGGCACTAGATCAAGATTAGCTGATTATCAAGGTTATTAGGAGGTGTATTAATGGATAATGATTTTTATATCAAATATGGAAATAGTCCAGAATTTAGCTTAAAAGATATTACTTCTAACTTAACCTTGTTAAAACTAGATGAAAATCCATCCATTGCAAATGTATACCAAAATAACGTTATGCAGGATGGAGAAACGTGGAATTATACAACTTACCAACCTACAACGGTAAATTGTACATTTTTATTATGGTTTTCAACATGGCAGATTACTTATTAGCTAAGCATGATATAATGCAAACTTTTATGCAAAAAGAATTGTTTAGAATTAGAACTGATATTGATAAACAAATAGTTAGATACGTTAGAACAGCACCATTTGCTATAACTCCAGATGAAGAAGGATCGAATTGGGCGACTTTCACAGTAGCATTTGAAAATCCTAGTGGTATGAAATATAGCTATTTAAAGTCAGATCAAATCTCTCAAACTAACGGTTGGGGATATGGATTAAATTTAGCTAATGTGCCTAATTTAAATTACCATTTCAATAATCAAACGAGTTTTAAAGTATTCAATGCTAGTGATATTGCAGTAGATCCATATTTCCAGAAGCATGATTTAAAAATAACAATTAAATCTGTAAATGGTGGATTAACAATTAGAAATACAACCAATGGCACAAGTTGGGCATTCAAAGGGGCATTAAATATTAATGATACGGTAGTTTTGGATGGTATTAATACTTATAAAAATAATAATTATGACTCAATGGAAACTGATTTTGGGTATATCAAGTTAGAAAAGGGTTGGAACGAAAACACTTGATAAAGTAGCTGATATAACATTTTCATTTCCATTCATTTATACATTCTAAAGGTGGTGGAAGTAGTTGAATGAAAGAATAGTTAAATTTAAACCTAGAAACCAAGATAAGATTTTTATTCTAAATAATATCTTATGGAATAGTTTTAACATTCAGTGGGCTGAAAATGATACTAATCAACTATCTTTTACAGTGTATGATGATGGTTCAGACTTATTTAAAGTGATTGCGGTAGAAGCAAGCGTATTTTTTGATAATCAAGAGTATGTTATCAAGACACTTGCGATAGATTATGCCGCAGGAGTATCAACTATACAAATAACCGCAACACATGTATCTAATGAGTTAGCTAATTTTTGGAAATATGAAGTCAATAGCGGCGAAAAAAACATATACGGTTAACGATGTATTAGCATTCTATCTTGATGGAAATAAAAATGGTTTTTCATATCAAGTTATCGGTAACTTTGATAAGCAACAGATAACTGATTTAGGTAATACTAATGGTAAAGATATGATATCTAAGATTTTATCCACCTGGGAAAATGCTATTTTTTATCCAGATAATCGAAATATAAGAATTTATAATAAAAAAGATTTTTATCAAATAAAGGTAAAGATTGGATTACTTGCATAACACGAGTGAAGTTCAATTAAATATTGATTCAACTGGGATTATTAATAAATTAGAGCAATAGGAACTGAACATGAAGTTACAACTACCAAAGAAATTACTGTGACGGATGGCGATGGTGATAGTTGGGGTTGGCCTTTTCCAGATGTGGGAGAAGGAAACTTTATGGGAGGTCAATTATTCGGCGTTAATGCAGGCGTGGATTTAGACCTAATGGATTCCATGACGGTTTAGATTTTGGTTCGTAGATATCCTGGTAGTGCTGTTCATGCTATCCATAGTGGAAAAGTAACAATAAAATCTTATATGGGTGGTTTGGGTAACTATGTTGTTATTTCTGGTGGTGGATACATGTTGTTTATCAGGAAGCTTTTTCAAATGCAGGAAATAACAGTTAATGTAGGATACTGTAAAAACAGGTGATGTAATAGGTTATCGTGATACAGACCATTTACATGTTGGGGTAACACGTCAAGATTTCAATGTTGCAGTTGGGAAATCCTTTACTAATGATGGAACCTGGTTAAATCCGTTAGACTTAATTAAAAGCGGTGGTACAGGTCCTACTACTCATACTGAAACAGAAGAAGAAACTCATACAGAAAAATATTTTGATGATTTTATGGTTGAAGATAAAGATTCTATTGCAAAATGGGGAGAACATCCAGCAGCAGATATGTCTGATGATAGATTCCATGATAAAGATGCAATGGAGGCATATGTTAGAAGTAAATTCCAACTAGAACCATTAATATCTGGTACTGCTAATGAATCGAGTAATATTAAACCTGATATAGGGGAAATTAGAAGATTAGAAGTAAAGACAGTTAAATTAGTTACAGAGGTAATGATAGTTGGATTTTACATGGTATCCATTTGATCCAACGCAGCAAACGCAAACTAACATTAAATAATTTACCTTATTCTATTCTTAGAAATAACACTAATATTCTTCAAAAAATGAATGAAATTAGTACTAGCGTTACTAAAACTATTTCAAAGCTAAACGGTGGGAATACGCAAGAATTAGAAGAAACATTGAAGAAATACATTGACGATAAACTCAATAATACTCCACAAATCCAGATACACCTAAACACAACACATTGGCAAGATATTGATGTGTCTGAGTGGCAAGGTGTAATTGATTGGCCTAGCGTGATAGCTGATGATGTTACTTTGAGTATTATCCGAGTTCAACATGGTTCTGCTCACCAAGATTTAAAGTATATGGAGAACTTACAGAAATGTATCTCAGCAGGTGGAAAGTATGCGGTGTATGCATATTTTGCTGCTACATCTACATCAGACGCTCAACAAGAAGCTAGAGATTTCTATAATCGTACACAAAAGGTTGTCGCAGGTAAGCAACAGCCTATTTTTTATGCGATTGATGTTGAAAGTATTGAGATGAGTGGAGATGTTACTCAGATGAGAGCGGGAGTTGAGGCTTATATGTCACAACTCAATGCTTTAGGTGTGCCAGATAACAAGATTGTTTTGTACATTGCTAATCATTTGTACGATAAGTTCAATTTGAATGTCGCGCGTCCTGGTGCGATTTGGATACCAAGTTACGGACAAAATGATGGCACATTGGCTAATAGTTTAAAACCTACACATCCATATGACTTACATCAATTCACAAGTAAGGGTAGCGTAAATGGTATTACTGGAAATGTAGACATGAGTGCAGAGCCAAGCGAGAGATTTAAGGAGTTGATATTTAGTGCTTAGTTGGAATGGCGATATACATGAGTTTTTAAGTGTATATCAAAAAAACATGACAGACTTTCAAGATAAGATTAATAGTCATTTAAGTTGGTTGAATGATGACTTGTATTTGGATAATGATTTTAGATTAGCTTTAATCATTCAGAAACTAGATGCAAGTTTTTCAAGATTGCTGTATAACCAAATTTGCGAGAATACAAGGTTAATCAATATTATCTTGAATAAATTATCAAGCCTATTAAATGAATCTGATTACCAAGAGTATGATGATTGGGTAATGTAGTAGCAGTATCTTATGAAGCTTATTTAGATAATAAGTTGGAGTTAGATAAGGATAATTTCAATCAGTATTATCAACAACTTCAAGTTATTTTAGATAAACTAGCGAAGTTTAAACATGATAATGTTAGTGAACAATATTTGAAAGGTGGTGAGAATTAATGGCAGTAGCGAACAATCAGTATATTAATTTTGACTTATTGAGATATCAAAATGAAGTACTGGATATTACAAATAAATTTAAAGGACGCGTTGGAGACACCCAGGACTACATCAAATTATTTGTAACTTCAAACAGTTATCCAGTTGATTTACGTGGAATGAAATTGTTGTTTGGTGGTGTAGATCCAAACCAAGTAGCGCATAGGCACTATTTAGATTTTAGAGCAGACCAAAAGACGGACAATTTACAGCATGGACATTGTACAGTCTACTTTGATGAGAACACCTTTAATTGTGATGGTGTATGGGAACAAGCTTATTTTAAATTCATTGACGCAAACGGTAATACTGTATCAACGGTTGATATGGTTTTAAAAGTTTTAGATGATCGTTTCTATGCTGCAGTAGGGCAAACTTCAAATATTGCAGTAGCTGAATTTAAGAAATTAGTTGAACAATTGACAGAAAAGGAACAAGAAGCTGAAAAGTTATTAAATTCCTTGTCTGCAGATGCGAAAGCTAAATTTCAAGCAGTCTATGATGACTATAAGAAAACAATTGAAGAAGCTTATGATGCTATTTTTAATGCTCAAACAGGGCTTAAAGTTAATTACTCTAGACTTCAAAAAATAGCTCAAGAAATTCAAGAAACCTTACGTCAAGCACAATTCCATGATAGACCATTTCAATTTGATACAGTCGCAATCATGAAAAATATCTTGAGTTACAAGATGGAGATTTAGTGATTACAAGTGGTTGGGATAGTAAAGATGACGGTCATGGTAATGTTTGGCAAGTCCGAGCTAAAAAGCATGATGAAACGCCAGATGAAGTTAATGTGATTGCTTTACAATCTGGTTATGTGGCAGAACGCAACCTAAGTATGATTTCAGCGGATAGTTTAGAGGATATTATGTACGGATATTCAATTAAGATTGTACATAATCAAAAAGACTATCCTAAACCAACCGTTTTCTACTATGAAAATGCACTTGGTACTGAAACTGGTGGTTTAGGTTCTGGTTCATTTGGTGAAACATTAACTAAATTAGTTCCTTGTGAGGCAGAGTATACGGATAATAACTCAATTATTATACGTATACCGCGTAATTTCTATATGAACGCTAAACCGTATTACAAGTATGGAGATTGGTATTTAGGAAGTGGCAATAAAACAATTAAGATTAGTCTGGGTAATGTTGATGATGGTGCTGCTAAAGCTGGAGACGGTAAAGGCAGCAGTTATTTATCACATAGCACAGGCTATTTTAATTACCCAACAGCACCCAGCGATTTAAGAGCTGTTTATGTAAATGACACAACAGAGAAATTAATTTGGGAGTGATTTTAAAATGAAATTTTATATTTACAGAGGGTAGGATCTTCTGGTGAATTAACCAAAATTGCAGAAGTGACGGATGCAAAAACCTATACGGATACAGGGTTACAGCCTAAGACAATTTATCGCTACGCTGTTTCAGCCTACAATGGTTTGCGAGAAAGCGCTAAGTCTAATATTATCACGGTAACAACAGCAGAAATTCCAATTGCAACTATCACCTTAGCAATCGACAAAACTAGTTTAGAGGTCGGTGGTACGGCTAAAATTACGGTGACAGTAACGCCACCTAACCAGACTAGCGGAACCCCAACTTTAACAAGCACTAATACTAAGGTAGCAACTGTAGATAATAGCGGAAATGTCCGCGCGGTGGGAGTAGGTACTACTACAATTACTGCTAGTTTAGCTGGGAAAACCTCTAATATGCTTACGTTAACTGTTTATGAAGCCTTAGTTAATGTAAGCAATTTGACTTCAAGTAATGTAACTCCAAATTCAGTTACTTTGAGTTGGACGTGATGTGAATGAGTTATCGGATATATAACGGAACACAGTTACTTGGAGATGTAAATAATAAGTCAACTGGAATTAATGGGCTGTTGCCTGCTACAAATTATCAATTTGGTGTATCTAACTATGATGGAAATCGCGAAAGTTCAAAAACAACTATTAATGTTAAAACTAGGGGAATTAGGTTAATTATTCCAGTTAGTTTGACGCTTAATTCAACAATTACGCTTAATTACCAAGAATACAGTTTAGGTTTAGTGCCAATTGGGACAGAGCCAGCCGGTATGTTTGGCGGTGGAAACAAACGCAATATCCAAGCTAAAGTCATTAGCGTGGATAATGGTAAAAGTACGGTTGAATTACTAGAACCGTTGGAGAGTAACTTAACGGTTAGTCTTGGCGGAACGAATTTATTGAAAGGGACAAGTCGTGACTTACAACAAAAGAGTACTACTAATGACTGGGTAAGATCACCTTACAATACTGATTTCTTTAGGAGCATATATCCATTAGACAATTTCACAGCAAAGGTTTGGATAGAAAAGCCTAATAAGGATAGTTGGTTACAAGTATGGGTTGGTAATAATGGACTATTTAGGGGTAATGTTATCAAAGCTGGACAAAGTGGATATAGTGAAGTTCATGGAACACTTAATAAAGCTATTACTAGTGCTAACTTAGTTATTGGTGCCGGTGATGAAGTGTCTGTTTCATTGAGTTGGAAAGAGCTAAAGCTAGAAAAAGGCACGCTCGCAACAGATTGGTCGCCTGCTCCAGAAGATACACAATATATCGTAGACAACACACAATTGAATAAATTACAAGATGGTAGCTTTGCAGCCTTTAATGGCTACAGGGCTATTTATTTTAGACAATAAGAAAGAAGGAATAAACATGGCAATAAATTTTGATCCAATTTTTGATGGTATGCAAAACGGGCCAGAGAAGATTAAAGAAAATTTTGATAAAGTCAACAATGGTTTGCTTTGGGGACAATCACAACAATTTTTGAACTTAGATGGATTAAATAGTAATTATACATCTTACAAAATTAGAAATAACGGAAGTGAGATGCATATAGGAATGTATGTAACTGGAGATGGAAGTGGATCGTGTTATCTGCCAACATCAATAGCCAAAAAAATGGGAAATACTGAAATTGTTGGACGTACAGATAATAATAATTTTGGTTTTATGCACATTAATATTGATACTGGTAAATGCACATTCTATAAACCTGACGGATCAGGAATGTATATTCAAGCGCTAGTTCCATTGATAGAACACTAGGAGGAGAACACATGAAACAAGTATATTTTTATGATAGTACCACAAAGGAATTTGCTGGCTATGATGTAATTGATGATACTGCTGAGATTCCAGCTAATGCAACTTTAGTTGAACCTGTTGATGAAAATGGTGTAGGATTGTATGATCCAACCTGGAATGAAAGTACACATTCTTGGGATAGTTTGACAGAAGAAGAATGGAAGAAGAAACACACTGTTCCAGAAGTGAAACCAGAGCCAACACAAGATCAACAAATGTTGGCAACTTTGACTAAGCAAGTTATGCAATTACAAGTAGCAAATGTACAACAACAAAAGGTTAATGCAAGTTTAACAAAGCAATTAATGGATTTAGCTAAGGGAGGAAATTAAGATGGATGAAGTAATGTATACAATGTTTAAGGAATATTACCCACTAGGATTATTTACAGTTGATGATTGTCGTTTAGCTGTTCAAGTTCATTATTTTGGCAAGGAACAATTTAAAGAAATTACAGGCCAAGATTATGATACACCAGCAGTAACAGCTTAAGATAATGAAAGCGGTGGGTGGGAGGTAGAATTTCTTCTGAAAATAGAGTATAATTTTTGAGTTAATTTTAATTTGAGGAGAGTACAGAATGAAGAAATTTAAAAATTTGGATAGAATTATAAAGGCTAAAATAGATTTAATAATTGTGGCAGTTTCAACTACAATTTTAAGTTCTATAATAGTATTTATTTTCCTAGATATAAGTAATGGTAATTTTGATAATTTAGTTGATTGGATTGGAGCTTTAGGTAGTATTGGTGCGATTTTTGCAGTAATTTATCAAGTGCATAAACAAAGAGAAGAATTTTTGGAATCTAATCGAAAAGATGGTGAAGTTTGCTTTAATGTAATTGATGAATTAGATGGGTACAGTCAGGACCATAAGTTTATATTAAAATACTGGGTAGTAAATACAGGAAACGTTATTGAAAGTTATAGGTTTATAGGATTTGTTGATAAAGAAAATTTAAAATCGCTAATTAATAGTAAAAATTATGACGTAGCAATTCAGTTTATGAATGGTAAACTTTACAAAAATGCAGATTCTAACGTAGAAGCGTTAGCGTCTGGTGAACAATCTGAAAAAAGAACAATTGATATTAAAATATTAAAAAATATTTTTGATAAAGAAGTTTACATCGTTTATAAGAGTTTATCGGGTGATTTTTATTTAAAAAAATTTATATTCAGTCCTAAAACTGTAGATGAATAA